CTTTTCATACGACAGATCGCCAAGGAGTTCGGCGTTCAGCACAATGGTAGGTACCACGATGTATACTCTTCGCTTGTATGGCATATCCGTTCGCTACCCAATGCTTTGGTTATTCTGGATGAAGCCGGTGACCTGAAATATGAGGCCTTTCTTGAAATCAAGGCTCTTTGGAACGCCACAGAGGGTGCTTGTGGATGGTACCTGATGGGTGCCAATGGATTGAAGAAGAAAATCGAGGACAACATGAACTCCAACAAAGTCGGCTATGAGGAGATATTCTCCAGGAGTGGCGATAAGTTCCAGTGGATTGTACCTGCCGGCCAAGCGGAACGTGAGAAGTTCCTAAATGATCAGGTAGCGATGGTTGCCAAGGCCAATAAGGCCGTCAATTTAAAAACGCTGGTTGTTAAGAACCAGGGAAGCTTGCGGAGATTGTTCTTTGACATGACTAAACCAAAGATCGCTTAGTGGCATATGGCAAAGCGGGCTTTGACAATCCAAAACATACTTGACAAGAAGTACACGCTGTTGGAGTTTGATGGTGCCTGGAGGGACGCGTTCATGTGTCCTGAGCGCGCCGGAACCTGGTTCGTCTGGGGGAACTCCGGAAATGGCAAGACGACTTTTGTACTTCAGATGATCAAGTATTTGGCCGGATTTGAAAAAGTCCTGTTTGACAGCCTCGAGGAGGGGGTTCAGCATACGCTTCAGAAGAGTCTGGAGACACTTGGGATGATAGAGGTTGGACGACGTGTTGAGGTTGTATGCGAAGGGTACAATGAACTGATAGACCGTTTAACAACCAAAAAAAGCCCGAACATTATTGTCATCGACTCTATTCAATGGATGCAAATTTCTTACCAGGAGTTCAAGTCGCTTCGTGACAGGTTTCCTAAAAAGTTGTTTGTGTTCATTTCTCAGGCGGATGGAAAGCTTCCCAGTTCAAAGCCGGCAACCGACATCATGTATGCATCGACATTGAAGATATGGGTGGAGGGATACAGGGCCTTTTCAAAAGGCAGGTACATAGGTCCAATAGGACACATCGACATTTGGCCGGAAAAGGCCGCAAGCATTTGGGGAATTAAATAAAAACAAAAAAATGATTACAACTACAGATCGCACTTCTCTTTCAAAAACCTTTCATGTTCTTTTGGGCAAAGCCGGCATTGATCACCACGGAAAATTGACGCTTTTGGGCAAATATGGAGCTGTCAGCAGCAAGGACATAAGCATTGATGAACTGAGTGAGATATGCAATGGTCTCGAAATCTATGTGCGCACTTTGAACGAGCAAAACCACATTCCAAATCCAGATCAGAAGGAAATGGATATCTGGCGGAAAAGAGTCATTGCTGTCATATCGGCATACATCAAGTTTGTTGGCAAGGAATATGAGAACACAACTGCCAAGATGAACGCCATTAAAGGCATCGCTTGCAGGGCGTCAGGGCACAGCCCTTTCAATGATATTCCAAAAGCGGCACTCAGAGACGTGTATAATGCTTTTGTAAAGACCAACAAGGTGATGGAAAGATCATTCCACGAAATGGAAAGGATGTTCCATGAGTAAGCGTAACGCAGCATGGTCGCGTGACCTTGAGGACTTGGAAATTCAGTTGGATGCCGTAGTGGCTATTCTGATGGTAACGTCAGTCTTCGATTCCGAATGGGATTACTGGGTAGCCCTCTACAAAATCATCTCATTCGACATATGCAAATTAACCGGCGATATCGCCACATGTGATAGTATCTCTTATTAATTAATTACAAACAGATTAAAGATGGAAAAGATTGATTTGTCAAAACTGACACCCGAACAAAAGAGCGAGCTGCTCCAAGCCCTATCGGCTGAGAAAAAGAGCGATGAAAGTCGTCGACGGGATGCTTATGAAGGCCTTCGCATGGACTTTGTGCATCGCATCAAAAATGCCCTTTACAAATACCTGGAAGACGGACTCATGTTCAAGAAATGGCTACGCGATGAAGCTGATACCTGGTTCGAGGTCATGAAGGATTATGGAAAGTTAAAGAACGGTGATGACCAGCTCGGGTTCTCCCTTACGGACGGCTCGTTCAAGATCAAGGTCAAGGGAAACAAGGTGAAGAAATTCGACGAGCGTGCCGATATCGCCGAACGTCGCCTGATCGAATTCCTGACGGCATGGGTTCAGAAGAGCGAGAAGGGTGTTTCCGATCCGATGTACAAGCTTGGCATGCTCATGATCCAACGCAATGAGGAGGGCGAGTTGGACTACAAGTCCATTTCGAACCTATACGCACTGGAGGCGGACTTCAATGATACGGAATACTCCGAGATCATGCAGCTGTTCAAGGAAAGCAACGTGGTTGAAGGTACCGCCATCAACTTCTATTTTGAAGAAAAGAACCAGTATCAGGTTTGGAGAAAGATTGAACCGAGTTTTAACCGCATGTAATAAATGATGACAATGGTACTCGGATTCTCAGAAACAGACAAGCGTACAGGTCAGCCCACGAATTTTCGTGGGCTCATCCTGGACGGTGTGAAACTTCACTCGCTGCGCGCCGGCAAACGTTGGAAAGAGGGCATGCCCATTCAGATGGCCACCGGCGTAAGAACTAAGAGCCAGAAAGTGTTCAATAAGGACAGGGAGGACCTGTCTACGTGCCAGGGCGTTCAAGACGTCACCATCACGGCCAAGGAAACGGAAGGTTTGGGCATCCATTTCGTGATCATGGTGGACTCGCGAAGACTCAGCCGTACAGAAGCCACCCTATTGGCCACGAACGACGGATTCAACTCGCTTTACGACTTTCTCACCTGGTTCCACAAGGATGGGGACTTCGACGGTCAGATTGTGCACTGGACAACCCTAAAATATTGATTGAAAATGGCAAAGGAAATAGACTCCTGTCTTGATTGCAAGGACTGTGAAAAAACAACGACCAGGAATGGTGACATCATTCTGTCATGCGCGCGCCACAGTCAAGTAATCGGGCTGTTCAAGGATGGCAGCAAGCTCATTTACTCGCTGCCGATACCTGTGTTATGTTGTCCCCCATCACCCGCCCATCAGGAATACAACAAAAAGGCGTTTCTCCTTCCGGATTCAATCAACTCCTTGGCGTGTTACCATGCCAAGATTGACAAGGAAGGGGTATACAAGTTTAGCCTGCACGACTGCAACGGCGGAATACGGCTTTGCGGGGACCTGAACAAGCGTGTTGATCTGGTGGAGGCCATTGATAAGTTTAAAGCCCTGGAGGACGCTTTGCGTGAATTCAGGTTGCATCTGGAACTTAAGTACGATACCACAGATTATACCCTCATACGATGATTTTTGCCATTGACTTTGACGGAACCATTGTTCAGGACAAATATCCCCAGATCGGGGTCCTGCAACCCTTTGCGCGTGATGTGATCAACCGCCTGCACGACGAAGGCCACTACATCATCCTTTGGACATGCAGGACCGGAGATCACTTGACGCAGGCTGTCAACTACCTGCTGGAGCACGGCGTCCGGTTCGACAGGATCAACGACCACGAACCGAACAATCAGATGCAATACGGAGCCGAGGCGCGCAAGGTGTACGCTGACTTCTATATTGATGACAAGGTGATAGGCGGTTTCCCTGGGTGGTATGCTCTTGACAGCTTGCTCTTTCAAGAAAGTAAATAATAATTTAAAATAATTGACGATGAAGTTAAAGGATAAGACTTTGAATTTGTGCGATTACTGTACCAACAGTGCGCCCGAATGCTTGACTCCTGATATTGAGTTCGGTGTAGGTGTTGGATTGGACAACGTTATCAGCTGTGAGAATTTCGATCAATATCTGGGCGGCGAGGAGCCTGAGTTTGAAGCGCCTTTAAACTGCGATTAAATGGACATTGAAAGCCTATTCGATTTACCGGCGGACGTACAGGTCATGGTGCTGCTCTCAGCACTGGAGACCATGTCGGTGGAATCTTATCGGATCAGGCAAATCTTCAACGACACCGGCTCCCAGGTTGCCAGTCGTTTCCTTGAAGAACACGAACATTCTTCAGCCAGGATTAAGGATCGGATTATGACATTGTTTTCTCAAAAATGAATGACCCATGCCCGAACAACTAGATATGTTTCCAGATACAAACATTAAAACCGGCAAAGACTATGTTCGGCTGCCGGATGGTCGGTTTTGCAACCGGTTCCAGCGCGAATTGGCAGTCAAGGATAGAGCAATCGCACGACTATCGAGACGAAACGAGATACTGGAGCGCCAGTCGGCTGCGCTGATCGCGGCCAATACCGTCCTTCAAAAGTACGCTGGAGTAAATGCCGGCTCACACTAATAAAACAGAACAAAAAAGATGAATACAAAATTTAATACGGTCGATGATGTCTTGAATGATCCAAAATTCGGATTAAACATTAGTGATCATATCAGGAGAATCGAACAGAATCGCACCGATATGTTACATAAGGCGCATCAGGCTGAGATTGACACCCGCATCCGTCGACATCCATTTGATTGCCTAAAGGATAGCGGCAAACTCCATCCTAACGACCTGGCAGATGAATTTCGGTTGATCCTGCAAAAGAAATCAAAACTTTCCTCCACTATCAGAGCTTTCGTGTACAACATTGTCACGCTTGAGATGCGCAACACCATTGAGTTCTACAAACCGGCTGAAGAAAGCCAGAAAAAAGAAGTCGAACGTAACATGAAACCGTTACACCGTTGTTGGGCACGGTTGTCCGACACCCGTAAACGTAAGCTTCGCGCTAAAGCTGATAAGTTGAATATTCCTCAGATGCTTGTACCAGAAGAATATGAGGCTGGAAACTTAATAATATCAGATAGGTGGTAACATCAAGCCCTGGCCAGGCTTTGTAAAGGCTTTTTATTATGAAAACAAACTTAGGAAAAATGGTTGTATATCATACGACCGAAGCTGACAGAGAATTATTGTCGCAACATGGTAACGTAAATGATCACTTGCCCGCCGTTGTTGTCGCCCAATGGTCAGAAACTTGCTGTAATCTTAAAATCATCACGGATGGAGCGGGAAGTGACCTATGGCATACATCGGTTGTACAAGGTCCTAATCCTGGAGAGTTCGACAATATCGAATAAAAAAAAGGCCGTCTTGTCCGAAAACAATCAAGCCCTTATTTGCTGGTGGTTCTGCAAATATAGCAAGTTTTCGGTAACATGGCATACAACAAGAAGAATCTGTTAAGAAAAATCGTAGAAATCCAGACCATCGTCCTTGCCGCCAAAAAGCGGGGAGCAGCGCAGGTCTGGATTTATAGAAATCTTGTCTCCGCCCAATACCATATTTCCGAATCAACTTATAACAATTACCTATCCATAAATGCCAAGCGTGAACTGGAGCTCATTGATAAACTCGAGGAGGAAAAGAAGAAACAACTTGAACTATTCTGATATGCAAAAAATATCTTTCTCCGTCTCCAACAGCAGAAAAGCCCCAAAATCGGGGCTTTTCTCATTTATCGGCGGTGTTGTCCTCATAACCTGCCTTCAATACGATCTTGTATTGGAAATAGCCGTTGACGCTGTTTTCCTTGCCCTGTTCGGTTCGACAGAGTGAATCGAAGTTGTCAGTGCTGTACCCTTGAAGGGCGGCGTAAACGTCGGCTATGGTGTCGTACAGGGCCAGCGACTTGGCCCGTACTTCCTCCGTCGCTTCGCCGTTCGACCGGTTGGTCTTCGGATCAAACGCCAGGCGTACGGTAATAACGGCGTCGCACTCCTGAATGGTGTCGGTTATGTTTCGCTTGGGGCGAACGGCGATGCCTATGAGCGCGCAGGGGAACAGTACTGCAGGCCGGTCGGTTTTCACATCCAGTTGTCCCGTGTCCAGGTCTATCCACTTAAGTTCCGGTACCTGGTCTTTAAGCCGCGCCATGACGGCCATGTAGATTGTCTTCATTTGGTGAGTATTTGTTTGATTTGGGTGGTGATCTTGTCTTCAATGTTTTGCTTCAATATGACGGACTTGCCCATGGATGGACGTGCCGGCAAGGTGAACGGATATTTCCCGAACGCCTTTCCATCCGAGATCCCGAACTGGTGGACCGAGGCGTATGGAGCCGCGTTGGTTATCCTGGCGCCTTCGGCCGTCCGGTCGTAAGATATGGAGCTTTGCAGTTCCTGGGTCTCACCGGTCAGTATCTTGGCCGCCGTCCTGGCCTCAGAGAATTTTCCGGTCTGTCCTGAGCGGCCATACCACGGCGATTCCGGATCGCGTCTTTTCACGTCCCTCCACTTTTCCAGGGAGTTGTCGGTGAATCCCTCATTTTTGAATGACTCCTTGAAGTGGTTGACCGCCTCCACACCCATGATGTCCTTGATATCTTCACCCTGTACGAATTGGGTGACTTCCTCCATCTTTTTGGCGAAAGCTTCTGAAAAATCGGCGATATCCATAAAAATGTCCTTTAAATGTTGATAATACGCTGTTTAAAGCATTATATTTGTAGCCTAATGGAGAGATATTCCCTTTTAAGGGAGTTCACTCCCCCAGCGAGGGAAGATGCGGCAACGTATTTTCCCTCGCTTATTTATTGCCAAACCGTGTACGTAGCTTCGCCGCATCAAGGGTGATGGGTCCCATACCTTTCCTGATCAGCACGATGGACTTAATGATCGTTCCGCGATTTGCCTGGAGGGCTGCTTTCAGGCCTTCGTACAGTTCCGTTGACGTGTAGGCGCCCTCCAGCCTGATGACCACCTCCTCGGCATGCTGTCTGGATGCCGATTTGACACTGTTCTGTATGGCATGCGACCCGCTCTTGGTGATCGGGTGCTTGGCGTCCGAGAACATGCCGGTCTTGTGGTTGAAGGCGTCCGGATTCTTTACTCCGGAGGTTTCCGGCAGCAAGGAGTATTTCCCACCAAGATCGGCAAGCTGCTTGTAGGTTTCGACGTTCTTTTTGAACTCGTTCTTGTTTTGCTTGACGATCTCCAGGCTCCCGCCCTTCTTGCCTTTGTAAACCTCAGTCTTCAGCTGTGTTTTTTCTGCCGCCCTCAGCATCGTCATAGCCGATGCGACGACATCCTTCCTGACAGCTTCCTCCGTATGCTGATAGTAGGGTGTCTGCTTGATGTTCACGAACTCGGCTGTCTTCTCGGCATTGTTTCTGAAGGCGGGATTGGCGTCACCTTCGGGCACCTCGGTCGGCTTCTTGTCCGTCTGTCGGACGCCGCAGCTGCAATTCCAGTCGGAGGGCGGCATGTGCTCGTTCCACCACTCATGATCGATCGGTAGGATGGTTCCCACCCATGTCAGGTGCAGGGCGCGCTGATGGACAGATACGCTCTCGATGTATTCCAGATTCGGGTACAGATGGGCCGACTGCTTGAACTTTTTCAGGTTGGCAGCCATGCGCGCAGCCTTCACAGCCGTGTTGTATTCGGTCTGCAACCATTCGATGTTGTACTTGGCCGACAGTTCCAGGGCCATCTTCTTGAATTTGTAGAAAGGTCGTAGCTTGCCATTCTCGTCAATCATCATGGCGGCCATCTCCTTAGTCTGCTGATGGTTCTTGAAAGCAGCAAATACGGCCGTATTGGTCTTGAACTGCTTGACAAAGTCGGAATGATCCTCCTTGATCGGAGCCAGCGACGTATTCACCGCATGTTGCAGGGGAACGTTCGTTGCCTGGAACAGCTTGGCGTTGATCAGCTCATCGGCCTTTCCCCCATAAATATCCCTGATGGCCTGGTTGACCAGCTGGTCGATGTTGATCGTGTAGTCATCCGCAAGTGTGATCGTGGTACTGCTGGTCGATCTCCCGCTCCAGTTCTGATATGCCCCGCTCCTTAGCGTCGGGGCGTAGCCGAAAAAACGTTCAAGCAGTTTGACGAAAAATCCGTGGTCATCGTTCTTGATCTCATCCTTGGTTTTATCCACCGCAACCGTTTTGTCCTTTCCGGCTTCCTTGGTTGTCGGGGGCTTTGCGTCAGTTCCTCCGCTCGGATCGGGATCTTTTTTTTCGGACTTGGGTATGCCGGTGATCTCGTAGAAGTAATCGTCGCTCACCGCTATGCCTTGCTTCTTTAGGCTTAGGGCCATGTCGACGCGCTCCTTGGTCGAGATGCGCTCTCCTCCGTCCGGAAAGGTGAAAAATCCACCGGCCACGTTATAACCGCGCTTGATCAGCAGCGGAACAATTTTGCGGTTAAGGATGCGTTGGATAAAGCGGCGGTCCGACTTGGTTATGTCCTTCTGTCCGTTCTCATGCACCTCGGCCTGCGATTTGCTTGATCCGTCGACGGTTGTCATGACGTTTCCCAGGACAGCGATAAGTATTTCCTCGTTGCAAGCCTTGCGAAAGGTGGCATACAGGTCGCTGCTACCGGAGGACTTGTTCTCGTGAACTTCGATCTCCGACTCTTTGGGCACGGCCGCTACCCTGTTCCCTCCGAGTGTCGACAGGGCTTCAAAGAGTTGGTCGCGAGTGTTGGTGTCGTACGAACTGTACTTGCCGGTCACGAACGGCATGCCGAACAGCTCGGCGAATTGCGCCCAGTCTCCGAAATTGCCGCGCTTGTAGATCACGTACGGTGCCGCTTTGAATACATATCCCAGGTCATCATCCTTTCCGGCCTCGATGATGAAGTCGTCCAATGTGTAGTCGTAACCTGTCAGGTCCGATTCCTTGGCCACGATATATTTCCTTCGTTCCGCCAGCGGCTTGTCCACGTTGGTGATCTTGATGTGCTTTCTCGGATAGGAGAACACGGAGAATTCAGGCAGGAATGCCATTTCTATGACACTTTTGCCGAAAGCCTTGCTCAGGGCGATTTCCCGTATCAACTCCTCAAATTCGGGGGTGTCGATCAGATCGTCGATTTCCTCGACGTTCTTTCCGTCCATCTGGAAGGTGATCTCCGCATTGGTGATGGCGTTCACGCGCTTTTCAATGGCATCCGACAGGTATGGGTCTGCCAGTATGTTTTCGCACAGGTCGTAGTATTTCGTGCGGTTGCCGGTTTTAAATCCGTTGACGGCCTTTTTCCAAACGTCGATGTCGGTTGTCTCAATCTTGGCCGGACGTAGGACAAGGGTTTGTATGATTGCGCTCGCGGCCGGACTTTCCAGCTTGGGAGCCTGGGGTGCATCTTTCTTTTTCATATATGTTGGTTTCTTCTTGGGTTGCTGGAAAAGCGAAACTGCGTATTGTTCTCGACCGCACCCGTAGCATCTATCCTCACTGGAAAGTCCGGAACGATGCTGCCTTTCTGTACTCCTTTAAGCCATGCGATGGCCGAGTTGTAACGTCTCTCCTTGGCCTCGTAGTCGACCGACGGGTTGGCAATGTTGATGTAGTGCCAAACGGCGATGTCCTTGACCCAAATGAGCAGCAAGGCGTCACGTGACTCTTCGGATGCGTTAAAGATGGCATCCGTGTCAAACGCATGCAGGTAGCCTTTGGCTTCTGCCTGCCCGCCCGATATGGCGGCGGTAAGCAACCTGTCATCGTCGCCGCTGATGGCCGTGATCGTTTCCGGATACAGGTGAGTGAATATTTCTTCAGATGTTAGGAACATGGTTAAATGCGTTTAGAATTGTTTTGTTTGCTAAAGGTCTTGATGCTGTCCTGGGCAAGGCTCGACAGCTTTTCGTTGAAGATGAAGTACGCGCCCTCAATGCAGTCGGCGCCGTCGGCCGGCGCGCTCAGTTGCGGGGTGATCAGCTTGAACTGGTCTTCCAGCCGTTGCATGTGCGGGTTGTCCTTTTCCGCGATGTTGAAGATCATCCTGCCCTCACGGTTGAGCGGTTCCAGGTTGCCTTCGATGCGTGCATACTTGTCAGGCTTTGGGCGCGGGTCGGGCGAGATGTTGACGTTCTTCTTGAACTTGTCCCTCGCGGTGGCGAAAAGAGGCTTGAAGACCTGTTGATAGAACGGGTCCTGTAGCTTGTTGTTCTCAATGAAGCTGTACACCTGGTTCTTTCCCTTGACATAGCTGTCTATGAAGTAGAACCAGTCGACAAAATCCGAGTTGGTGACCCTGTCCAGGTATCCGGTAATGACATACAGCTTGAAATCAAGGATTCCGACAAGGAAGTTCGACTTGAACGAATTGGCCTTGGTCTTGGTGTTGTTGGACGGTGCGGGGTCGGAATAGTTGACCAGGAACGGGAACTTTTCGAGTGGCGGTACCGCTCCCCATGTTATTTCCTTGAAGATGTCACCTTCGGAGATGGGGTTGTTGAAAAATTCCTTCTGTCCGGATGCGGTGCTGATCAAGGAAAGGAACCGGTCGATGTCCTGCTCGCTGTTCTTGGCCCAGGATGACATGCCGTTCTTATCCCTGATGTTGATGATATCCGGAAAATCGGCTTTCTTGATGGCTCTGGATATGCAACAATCCTTTGCGATGATGTTCCCGCAAAATAGGATACGATAATCACCCGACACCGAGAGGGTCGGTATGACGGCCTGCTCAATCCATTCCCATTTGATCTTGATGCGGTCCGGATTGCGGGTCTCCTCATCCGTGTCGATGTCGTCGAACCAAAGAAAGTCCGTACGCCAGGCCTCGTTCCTCGTACCGCGCGGACTTTGCCCGGCACCGATGGCCCTCCAGGAGGCTCCGCCCTTGGTCGTGAACTCACCATCCTCCCAACTGCCTGGCTTCTGCTGTGTGCCATAATCATTGATGATGCGTTGATTTCCTTCCAGGTTGGCTCTTACAGGCAACAAAAGCCGTTTGGCATTGGATTCGGAGTTGGATATGAGCAGCGTGTTTCTGACCTCACCCGTAAGGGCAAGCTTCATGTTTTCGAACATGGTCCTGGTTGTCTTGGCCAGCTCGCGTGACCAGGCGCGGACCTCATACCAGCGCTTATTTTTCATGATCCTCTTGGTCGCCTTCTTGTGGAACAGCGCCGGATCGGATTTGTAGTAAAGGGGAAAGTAGTATTTGAACCACGCCTCGTCGTCAGCCTCAAGCCTGGCGATGCGCTTGAGTTTCTCGCCGTGGGACTCGTTGTCGTCAATTGGTGTGGACTCCCTGAGCGATTTTAGGTCCTCTTCCCACAATCTTATCGCATCCTTTTCCGATGCTGTCAATCGTTTTCTCATCGCAGCCTGTCCTTTATGAATGCATCAAACAACGGGGCCATTCCTTGTGCTTGTGCCAGGTCCGTCTTGCGTATCCAATCAAGGAAACTCCTGAAGGTGGAAATGATGTCGGCAAGGCCGATGTCGGTCTCCATCTTGTCGATGGCTCCGGCCAGTTTGGAGATGGTGTCGGCTTCGGCCGTGGTGGCGTACCTCGCTCCGGAGTCACGGCTCGTGATGGCCTTGTTCAGCTCGGAGAGTTGCCTGTAAAGGTTCTTCAGCTGCTCTTCCTTGGTGATCGTGATGGAGACTTTAAGTTCATCCCACAGTCCATCCTTCACCCATTTGCATACGGTCTGGGCCGATACGCCAACGCGCTCGGCAATCTCCTTTTGGGACAGGTTCTCGCGTGTGAACAGCAGCTTGGCCCAGTCCTTTTTTTGCTGTATGGTCAGTTCCTTTGCCATCTCTTTTTTTGGCGAAGCTATTTGTAATAAGGAGGTTGGACAATTAAGTTTCCAAGGGTTGCAATAAATGTTTTAACCCTTGTAAGGTTATTTGTGTGATCGTTTTTGCAGCGGTTATTTTGTGTCAAAACCAACAAAAATGGCTAAGACATTTGTCCTTCACGATGAGAGCGTAAACTCCTATGGCTTTTGGATGCTTACATCCGGAGTCGTACTTGATCAGTTCAAAAAGAACCCGATCATGCTGTTCAACCATAACCGCTCCTATAGGGATACAAAAGATACGATCCTTGCAATCGGTCATTGGGAAAACATACGGATTGAGGGTACGGAGATACTTGCCGAACCGGTTTTCGATGCGGATGAGTTTTCACAGACCATTGCCGCCAAGGTGGAGTCGGGAACTTACAGGATGGCCTCAGTCGGATTTAGACCGATCCTATCGTCCGATGATCCTCAATACATCAAGCCAGGACAGAGGTATGAAACCCATCTTCAATGGAAGATCAAGGAGGCCTCGATCGTCGACATCGGATCGAACGAAAATGCCCTGGCGTTGTATGACGATCATGACAACCTTGTTGAACTTTCCGAAGGACAGGACTGTCCAGGACTCAAACTGCTTACCTCTAACGAAAACAATACAGAAATGAAAGAATTAGCCAAAATTTTGAAACTCGCCGATGGAGCGAACGAACAGGCCTTTATCGACGCGGTGAACCCTGTTATGAGTGAAAATGTGACGCTGCGCGAAGACCTCGAGAAGGAGCGCGATGCAAAAAAGCTTCTCCAGGACAAGGTTGATGCCATTGAACTGGCCGACCGGGCCGCCAAAACGGAAAAAGCGACCGCCCTGATCGACGCCGCACTCAAGGATGGCCGTCTGAACGAAACGCCTGAGGCAACCGTGAAAGCCTTTTGGGTTTCATCTTTCGAGACCAATTACGAGATGGCTGAAAAAGCTCTCGGCGCATTGCCTACCAAGGCAAAGGTGAATCAACCCGTCGTTGACGACACCGCCCTTACTCCCTGGCAGAAACGCCAAAAGGAGATTGAAGACAAGAACAAGAAAAAATAACCCCAAAAATATCAATTGACCATGGCAGTGAATATCAACTCCGCTTATGCAGGCGAGGTACTTGAGCAATTGCTCGTACGCGCCACAACTGGCAACGAAATCGTAGCCGGTGGCCACATCCACGTACAACCGAATGTGACCAAGAAATTTTCCATTCCGCGCCTCAAAGCCGGAAAGATGTTGCAAAAACGCAAGGAACAGCCCGTAGAGTCTGATTCAAAAGGCAATTTCGACATCGATGAGAAGTACCTGGAACCGAAAGACGTGATGGCTTTCACGTCCTTCAACCCGCGCGCCTTCGAATCCATCTGGCGTCCTTTCCAGCCCACCGGCAACCTGGTGTTCGCTGAACTGCCGTCCAACATCCAGAGCCAGCTGCTGGCTGAACTGGCCAAGGTGGTCGACTTCGAACTTGGTGACCATTTCATCAACGGCGTGTACGGAGATGGGGAAGGCTTTTATTTCAACGGCATCCTGACACGCATCGTGGCTGACGCTGATGTAGTCGTCATCGCTACCCCCGAAGCCCTGATCCAGAGCAACGTGATCGCCAAGATGAAGCTGATCCGCAAGGCAATCCCAAAAGCCATCAAGAAAAACCCGAACCTGAAATTCTTCATGTCCGTGGAAGATGCCGAAGGCTACGAGTACGAGCTGACCGACAAGCCGCAGAAGGGTGCCGACTATACCAACATGAACCCTGAACGTTTCAAGGGCATCCAGATCGTGCCTTTGGCCGACTGGCCCAAGGACGTCATCGTGGCCGCCGTGACCAATTCCGGCATCGACTCCAACTTCTGGGCTGGCGTATCCCTGGCTGATGATGCCGAGGCCATCCAGATTGACAAGCTGACCAACGCCGGCGAGAAATACTTCTTCAAGATGCTGATGAAAGCGGACACGAACATCGTGTTCGGTGAGGACATCGTCCTGTACGACGGTCGTGCCGCATCCGTGGCAGCCGGTTCCACCGACCTTGCTGACCTGGCCTTCGGTGCCGGTGACCTGGTTCCTGAATTCGACACCGAAACGAAAGCCTACACCATGGCCGTGGCCAATGCTGTGGACACCACTACGGTGACTGCAACCCGCGCCCAGGCCGGACAGGTCATCAAGCTCGGCTCTTCGACCCTTACCACCGGTGTGGCCTCCGCTGCCAAGAACCTTGCCGTAGGCGAGAACATTCTCAGCATCAAGGTGACGAGCGCCGATGGTCTGGCAACCGAAAGCTACGATGTGCTGATCACCCGCGCAGCCGAGTAACCATCCCTCAAGCGAATCATACCTATTCCATCTCCATCATCTGTGTCGAGGGCGCCTGAAAGCGTAAGCCGTAGGGCGCCCTTGTTGCAGGAAACAACCACCTCATCATGGCTAAGCTCCAGTATTTTGTTATCCACTGCACGGCAACCCCTGAAGGGCGAGCAGTCAGCAGTGCCGACATACGGCGCTGGCATACCGCCCCTTCCCCCGTGGGTCATGGTTGGAAGCAGGTAGGCTATACGGACATGATCCATCTGGACGGTCGCATCGAGCGTCTGGTGCGCAACAATGATGATGAGAATGTTGATCCGTGGGAGATCACCAATGGAGTGGAGGGAAAGAACCTTGTTTGCCGGCACATAGTTTATGTGGGCGGGATGGACAAATCCGGAAAGACAGCCCAAGATACTCGTACGAGCGCCCAGCTGGCGGCCATGGAGAAATTTGTAAAGGAGTTCCACAAGAGGTTCCCCCGTGTTAAAATCGTAGGTCATAACGCATTCGCCTCAAAGGCCTGTCCGTCCTTCGATGTTGCCGAGTGGCTTCGCTTAATCGGTCTATAATGGAAACCTCCTACATCGCCCAGGCAATTCCCTTGTGGTTCCAGGTGCTCAGCCTCATTCTCAATCTGCTGTTTGGCGGTGGCCTTATCCTTACGCTCATCACACTGAGGTCCTTCAAGCTCAAGTCCCAAGGCGAGGCCAATCAAGCCACGGCTCAAGCCGAGGTGGTCCGCCAGCAGGCCGACAGCGCCGAAATCGACAATGTGGACAAGATGGTCAAGATGTGGCGCGAGCAGGCCGAAACGTTCGAAAACAAATGGAAGACCAATGAGGAGCAAATGACGTCCCTTGCTGAAACCGTTGGAGAGCTAAAAGGGGAGGTTCGCCGTCTGGTGAGCATCAATACCAAAATTGTCAAATCACTCGATAAAATCAACGCAGACAACTATGAAAAGATCATTGAACAGATCAAGGCTGATATTCACTCTGCTTCTTAGCCTGGTACTTTTTTCGTGCCGGACCGTTAAGGAGACTTCACGCTCAGAGACCAACATTCGTAAGGAAGTTGAAAACAAGGTGGAGGCAACCATAAACACTGTCGTGGACTCATCCTCAGTCACCAAAGAGAATACCGAACACAGGACTTTAGACAGTACCACTACCCGAGTTGTGGATGTTTACCTGTCCGCTCCTGACTCCCTGGGCGCTCAGTATCCGCTGCGCATCACCTTTATCAATACCGAGGAGCTCAAGGCGACGGTTGAGCATGCTCTCAAGGTATTTCAAGCAAACAACCACAAATCGGAATCCATTAAGGTCAAGGCCGACCAGCGCGATCATCAGACGGCAGCCGTGGACACCAGCAATAAGGAGTCCAAGAAACCACCTGACGCATCCTACCTGCTTGTCACCGTCATTGTCATCGGTCTTATGGCAGCGGCATACTTCCTCTTACCCTGGAAAGACATTTTAAAACGCATTTCAAAACTCTTTAAATAACAATCAAAATGGCAGAAAACATTCTTTTGAAAGTTCGTATAGCCGGTATCGCATTTGCGGACCCTATCACGACAGCGGCCGGACTGGCCACAGCAACCTGGGAGGATCAACCCTTGACCCTCCGTGACGACGAAGTATCCATCGTGGAGGATGATCCCGATGAAAAAGAGGTGTTCTCACACGAGAACGACTCGGCGGAAGATTATGACATCACCGGAAAGGGTCTGTCGGCAAAAGGTTCATTCATCAAAATGACCCGCGCCCAAATGGTCGACCTGATCGGAGGAGCCACAGTTGGGGTGGATGCGGCCATGAAATTCCATAAGTCGGCTCGCAAGCTCACTCTTAACAAGGCCATCAAATTCACCCTGAAAAGCGGTGATACGATGATTGCTCCCAACGCCAAGGGTTTCGTACTCATCAATGCCGGACTTGGCGTGGACGGTGTCCAGAAATACCCCTGGAAGTTCAAGCTTTTGCAAGCTTCCGCAGAATGGGATTGCGACCTGGTATACTAAGCTATGGACGCTAACGCACGTATAGCGGCAGCTGATGCAATACTTGACAGGGGCGTGCGGTTTAAGATTCCACACGCCCCTGTGCGTATCCGTCTGTTGGGACTGGATAGGATAACAATCAGATCATTAAGGGCGGGAACCATACTGGAGATATCTCGAGTCATAGACAGCAACCAGATCGAGGATGCGATCATGCTCAAGGATCATGCCTTTCTTGCCCGATCGCTGGAGCCGATGGCCGAATGCATCGCCCTTGCGATGATCAACGGAAAGATTCGAATCAGGCGCTTTACCAAGTTGGTAAAAAAAATGGTTCTCAGCTTGCCCCCTGATGTGATCGTGGAGATATTCCTACACATCGAGAGGCTTAACCAGAAAAAGCTTTTTTTGACTATTACCAGATTCTTCTTGTTGCAGACTCAGATGATGACGAGTCCAAGGAAGGTGAATCAGGGGCAGGAGTAAAAGGGGAGTTAAAAGGCTATACGGACGGCCTTCATAGCCCTTGGGGAATGATCGGACAGATTAAGGACAAGCGCGGGTACACGCATGATCAGCTTTTGTGGGACACCTCCTGGCTTAATCTGCTCATGGAGGCGGCCGATCAACCCAGATACATCAAAGGCGCTCCCCGAAAGGTGGTGCCCGTGGCCGAAACGGCTGAAGACATTAAACAAACACTTGGAAGATAAAACCTATGGAACCCGTCGAAATTGAAATTAGGATGAAGCAAAACGTTGCCGAGGAGTCTGAAAAAGCCTCCAAGGGTGTGAACGGCATCGGTGCGGCTTCTGACAAGGCCACGCGCGAGCTGGAGGCGCAAGTGCAGCGGCAACTCATCACCATCGACAAGATCAACAAGGCGCTTGATCAACTCGAAAAGCGGGCGTCGGTCAAATCAACGACGGGGGTTGACGCCGCCCAGGTGGATGCAACTATGGCAAGGATCGGAAACCTCCGGCAGATGCTCACCGAGGCCAGTGCCGAACTGGTCACCATGCGTGTGGATGCCGAGAAGATCAACGCCGTGGTGGCAACCATGGTTCAACAGTACCGGCTGGTTGAGCAGGCCATCAAAAAAACACAGGCGGCAGGAAAGGGCGGTTCTCCTGCCATGGATTCGCTCAAGGAGGAGCAACGTGTGATCGTGGATGCCCTGGGTGATACCGGTTCTGAAGCTGAGAGTACGTTCGCGAAAATGTCCGGACTGGGATTGGCCACCAAGGATGCGTTTGACCAGGCAAGAAAATCGGTCAAGCAGCAATCAGACGTTGTCAAGAATCTGAAGACGGACCTTGACAGCATGCAGAAGGCGTATGACGGCATGGATGGCGGAAAGCAGAAGGATGCCCTTTCCAAGGAACTGGAGGCTACCCGAAAACAATATTCTGGAGCTGTTGTGGACCTTGATCGGATGAAAGTCAAACAGGACGAACTCCAAATTTCATCGCGACGGCTGACCGAACAGATGGAAGGCCTACGTGACAAAATGATCAAGCTTCGACTCGAGGGAAAGGAGAACACAAAAGAATACAGAGCTCTTGAGGATTTGTATAAAAGACTGGCCTCCGAATCAGCAGCAGTACGTTTTGCCGGTCAGGATAAAAGCGGTGTCCAGGGTCTTGTGCAGGGTGTGACCGGTCTTTCTGGTGCATTGACGGCAGGCGTTGGTGTTATGGGCCTGTTTAATGGCAAGTCAGAGGAAATGGAAAAGGTACAGGCGCGCCTTCAGTCTATGATAGCCATCACGATTGGACTTCAGGAAGCTTATAACCTGGTTGATAAGCAGGGTGCATTTTATGCAATGTATTTTACGAAAGCCAAGAACTTGCTTACCGCTGCAAATTTAAGGTTGGCCGTGTCGTTGGGTGTGTCAACAGCCGCTGCCGCTGCCCTAATGGCTGTATTGACACTCGGCGTGTCGGCCGCTATCGGTGGTGTAATATATTTGATGAGCAAATACAATAAACAAGCCAGCGAATCTGCGCAAATCATTCGCGATATAAGCCAAAAAGCGGCCGAAAGTGCTGTAGAACCAATTGTGAAGTTCAAAAGACTTCAGACCGAATATGCCAAGCTTGGGGATGATTTGAAGGCTAAAGAGAAATTCATTCTGGAGAATGCTGACGCATTTAAAGAGTTGGGAGTTCAAGTAAGTAGTGTTGACGAAGCCGAAAACATGTTTGTTCGTCACGCAGACACTTTTGTTGATTCCGTCATCAAGAGGGCAAAAGCTGCCGCTATGATGGATGTTGCCGCTGAAATATATAAGAAGGCACTGGACAAAATGTTGAAGGCACAAAGCATGCCTGATACCGTCGAATTCACATCAGCCCCACAATATGGAGGAACTTCGGTAACAACAGATGTTACGAACTCATCCAAGACTAAAGCGGTTAAGGAAGCAGAGACCGGAATGAAAGATGCTCTCAAAAAAGTGAATGGATTGATCACTTCGGCCCTTTATGAAACGGATGAAGCAAATAAGTGGCTTGAGTTGGAGTATTTCAAAACGGTCAAGAACATGTCCGTTGGCACGAAGCCCTATTGGGAACAGATGCAAAAAAATTACCTGGCTACGATCAATTCAATGACCGACAAGGAAGTCGGCACCAAAAAATGGAAAGACGCCATCAAGAATTATAAGAATGCGACGGCCAAAGTTGCGCTTTTTGATATAAAGGGGAATGACAGCAAGGCCAAGACGGCCGCCGAGAAACTTCTCAATGCCAATGATTCGCTTACCAAGATGTCCTTGGACTACGACGCCAAGATTGAGGCAGCGCGTGCAGCGGCCATCAAGAACGGTCGGTCGAATCGTCTGGCTGACGCCAAGTCCGATTTTGAAAAACAAAAGACACAACTGGAAAAAGACCTGATCGCCATTGGCAAGCTTGAGGAGGTAACCGGTAAGCCGGCTACTGAGCAACGTGACAAGAATAAGGAGCTTGGAACGGCCATCGAACAGCAATATCAGGCCAAAGTTACATCCATCAACGAGGTTGCCGATCGTGCACTGGCGGACATCATGTCCGATGCAAAAAGCAATTTTCAAGGTGAGCTCGACCGTAACCTGACGTCCATCGAGAACTATTACGATGATATCATACTCAAGGCGACTGAGGAAGGTGCAACTGAAGAGCAGCTGAACACGCTGCGAAACCAACGATTCCAGGATCGCGCTCGCGCACGTCGTGACGAAGCCATGAAGAACATTGATTTCGAACTTGATATCGAAAAGCGTCGCATCGAGATGTCCGACAAGACATACCTGTTCCAGGCCGACCGGCAAAAAGACCTGGTCAAGGCTGAGCGTGACGCCACTGTCAAACGCCTGGCATTGCTCGAGGCGCAATATAAGTCAACTCCGACACCTGAATTGGGACGCGACATTAAGAGTGCCAAGCTGTCGCTCGACGAATTTGATCAGACGCTGAAAGACCTTGATGTCAGCAAGCTGGAGGAGATTGCCGCTCTGGTTCAGTCGTTGTCCAAACTTGGGTCTTCCCTGTCGAAAACGGGTGGAGCCTTGGGCGAGATAGGTGACATCCTAACTGGCGTCACCTCCAGCGCTGACGACATCATGACCTCGTTCAAGAAATCGTCCTCGACGATGGATAAGATCAGTGCCGGCATCAGTGGACTTGCTGATCTATATTCCATGGTCGCTGATCAGATCGCGGCCAACAAGGCCGAACAGGACGAGTGGACCGCCGCCATCAAAGAGTCTCAGCAGGCTGCACGTATGGCACGCATTGAGCAGGAAGCCTATCAGCAGAGTAACATCTTCGGTGTTGAGAATCCGTATGCAAAAGTCATGGCTTCTGTCAAGCAGTACATGACAGCTATGAAGGAACTGAATGATTACTCGAAAGACATGGAGTCGGGTAAGGTTCAGACAGGAACGAAAAAAGTAATAAGCGGCGGGAATATTGCGAAGGGTGCCGGTGCCGGTGCTGCCGTTGGTGCTGCCGTTGGTTCGATCATTCCGGTCGTTGGTACTGCCGTTGTCGGACTTGTCGGTGGTCTTATTGGCGCGGCTATCGGTGCCGCAGTTGGTGCGGCCACGACTAAGGTTGTTCCCGTTTTCAAGTCCCTGAAGGAAACCTATGGCAAGGTTATCATGGACGACATGTCCCTGAATCCTAAAATACTTCAGGACTATGACAAATTAGATGCGACCACCAAGGCCATGGTGGACAACTGGGAGGAGATCAAGACCAAGGCCAAGGAAGCCCAGGAGGAGATGAACGCCGCCCTGACCGAATTGGCCGGTGATCTTGGTACCAAGTTGTCTGATTCACTGGTGGAAGCATTTCGCAACGGCGATGTTTACGATGCCATCGATGATTTTCACGGCAAGGTGACAGAGACCATCGAGGATATCATTGCACAACTCATTTTTGCGGCTGCTTTCGGTGATCTGTTTGATGAACTCGGCAAGCGATTCAAAGATAGCTTCGCCATTGGAGGTGACGGTTCGATCGTCGATGACCTAATGTGGTTCGACAGTACGTATAAAGGGCGACTTGATGCTTACAATACAGGCATGAAGCAAATGCAAGAACAAGGCAAGGCATTAGGTTACGACTTTTTCAGTCCTACATCAGAGCGTACCGGCACATCCAAGGGAGTCTCGACCGCTTCGCAGGAATCAATTAGCGAGTTGTCCGGTGGGGTGCTGGCCATGCGTAGTATGTTGGCCGAGATGCGCAACATGCAGCGGGATGAGCTGGCCATCATGCGGATGATCAATACTGTTCTGGATGCCATCGAGGAAAACACTGCTTATTGCCGTCTGCTTGAGACGATGGAAACAAATATGGACAAAATGGCCAATGCTATCGACGATATTGCTGTACGTGGATTAAAAATGAGATAAAATGATGAAAGGAGCTTGCATCATAGATGGAATAGATATTTCGGACTTTGGGATGTTCATCCTAAGGGAAGGGGACAATGATCTGTTGACTTTTCCAGAAAGGAAAGAGCCGGCACAGAATGATTGGTTCGAGCTCGAAGGATTGGACGTAGACTTGTCTGAAGTATTTTTCAGTGAAAGGAAGGTTACCGTCCAGTTTTATCTGAGTGCCCCATCGACAGCGGAATTCATGTACAATCTTGACAGCTTCTATTCGATCATGATGATGCCTGGTTACCGGAATATTTACATGAGGGATTTTAACAAGACCTTCACGCTTCGTTATCTCGGATGCCCGGCATACGAACATAGGCACGGCCTTGCCGCTGGCGGGAAGAAAGCCGGATACATAACAATGGACTTTATGATGGATGATCCGTTGCAGGTCTTCGGTCTTTCAACGCAACCGGTGTCAGCCCGTCCGAATCAATCGCACGTGACCATCAACGGGCTGGACCTGTCCCTCTTTGGCATTATCATCCAAAAGGTGTACCACACGGCCCTTAAGGCGCCCATGATCAAGGAAGGGCTTACCAGGAGAATAGAGCGCATGACCGGCCAATTGGCCGGCACCGGATTCACGCCGGTCGGAAAGTCGAAGGACATCACATTCGAGTGCACCATGATGGCTGACACGAGGAGTGAGTTCTATGACAATTACGATGCGCTCTTTCACCAGGCAACGATAACTGAGCCTGTCGAGCTCGGATTCGTGGAAGGGCGAACGGCGCTGTGCTATTACTCCAAGATGGATTCTTTTGTAAAGCTCAAGCCACTCTCGGCAGGTGCGAGCGTGACGTTCAACATCACTTTCAAGACCATCGATTCGGGCAGTCTCTTCATTGACGATCTGCGTGTGACGGAAGATGGACAGGTACGCATTACTGAGGACGGATTCGATCGTAAATTATGATTTAAACACAATTTAAAATGGCAAAAAAAATATCAGGTTTGGACCCAGCCGGCACATTGACCGGTCAGGAATTTTTTGAAGCAGTTCAAAAGGGTAATAGCGTAAAGGTCACAGCTGATCAGATTGCGACCCATGCCCTTGGACGTTTTAACCCAAAGATTTGGGGCATAAGAAAACAGAGTGGGTCGGCTTCCATATTTTGGGAGCGAATCAATCCGGAGATGCATGCAGAACGGCGGGTGCATAAGCAATGTGGCCGCTATTTGGAGGATTCAAATGCAAACATAATTGATCTACATCCAACTGATAGTCGAAAGTCTTTTTCCGGAGCCAGTGTCGATTTAACAGGATCACAGGGAAATGTATGGTGGCGTAAGCCGGCTTACTATTTTAAAGCAGAAATCGTCCAGGCAACGGACGGGCTTTGGTATGAATATCAATGGATGTCCGACAACTATTTTGATGGTGCAACGTACATGAAAGAGCGTTCATGCTCGCCATGGCACATGGTGGTCAATCGTGCAACAAGTGTTGCGGCCTCTTTGTCATTTTTGACTTGGAATAATGATGGTTCAATTGTAAGAAATGGAAACGGATTTCCTGTTTACACTGCAAATGCAACTACATACCGTGGAGGCAGCAATAATGCAGCTCTTGATGGTACTGCTTCGAGCATGCTTGGCATGGGTATATCCGTGATTGATATCAATACGGCACGTTATTTTTCCCGAAATGCTGGTGCTCACTGTGGTTGGTTTTCAATACTTGATGAGATACGAACACTATACCGATTTGAATACGCCTGTGATGATATCCAACAGGGATATAATCCTACTCTTGATGCGTATGGAAATAAGCAAGGCGGTCTTGGAACCGGAAAATCAGTCGGAGGTGAATGGGGTACATTTAACGGATACCATCCATTCATTCCGATGGGTGTTACCTGCCCACTTGGTAATCAATCAGGACTTGTTTCCTATACGATTAAGGATTGGGGAGGCGCTGGCATTGACAAAATAATTCAGGTTGATTCATTCCTTGGCCTCGAAATATTATGCGAACATATTTGGACTGGGGCTGAAGATTTACTGATTTATCATGACGTCGCACAGAATAAAGTAAAAGCATATTATTGTGATGATCCTACAAAATTTGCCAATCCACTCTCCGATTCTTCAGTGGTTGTACCTATTGGATACAAGCATGTTTGCGATATGGCTCCAACATCTGGTTGGATGGCTGCAATCTCATTACCACCGCTATGTTTACCAACTGCTGTCGGCGGATCACCTGGCCTATATGTTCCAGACTATTATTGGGCACCTCCAGATTCTGGCTGGTACACCTCCGGCCTGGGCGCCAGTGCGTATGATGGGTCGCATGCGGGTCTCGCCTCGCTGGCTGCGTATCGTCGCGTCTCGGTCGCGATTGCGTATTGGGGCTTCCGTCTGTGCCGTTAAAACGCAAAGCGTGAAGCGTGAAAAGTAAAATAGGATACAGCCCATGCTCCGGCCTGGGCGCCAATGCGAATAATGGGTCGAATGCGGGTCTCGCCTCGCTGAATGCGAATAATCGCGTCTCGATCACGAATGCGAATTGGGGCTTCCGTCAATACCGTATAAAAAAATTGATTGGGCTGTACTCCCTGCCTCTTGGCAAAAAATAAATACGAACAAGCAGTATTAGTAAGCTATTGAACATTCTGCTAAAAATTACGGCACAGATGCCAAAACGGTTATATAATTTACATTACAGGCTTTGTGATCTACAGAACATAACACTGGGGTATCACTTGGCTCAGAAGGGCAAATCAAACCGCACCGATATCAAGGCTTTTACTTCAAATTTGAATAGAAACCTGATTGATATATGGAGTGATCTGGATTCTTTGAGGTATGTCCATGGTCGGTATAGAACAATGATTGTTCAGCAGACAAAGAGACGCGTAATCAACATCGCTCCATTCAGGGATCGGGTCGTGCATCATTGTTTCATCAATGTTATTAAGCCAACCTGGGAAAGCGTATATATTGATAATACCTATGCCTGCCGAAAGGGTTATGGTATCCATAAATGTTTAACTGATGTTGTCTCATGCCTCAAGGATGTAGAGGCCACTGGATATGTACTTCAAATTGATATTAAGCAGTACTATGACAACATTGATCATGACGTCCTTAAAGCGATTGAACGAAAGAGGATTGCAGATGAGGACTTCATGCTGATCAGTGACAGGATTACAAACAGTTTCGCTCCTGGAATACCCAAGGGCAACTATACAAGCCAGTATAAGGCCAATCTCTACCTGTCCTACTTTGATCATTATGTCAAGGAACAACTGAAGGTAAAATACTATTTCCGATATATGGACGACATGGTTTTCTTTGCTTCAACAAAATCTGAACTGCGACATGTGTATGAACAGATAGAAAAATATCTGCGTGAAAATTTGAAGCTGACAATCAAGTCAAACTGGCAGATTTACCCTATTGACTCCCGTCCGCTTGATTTTGTTGGATATAAGGCTGATCACAATGGAGTGCTGCTTCGCAAAAACATACTTAAAAACTATTACCGGAAGCTTGATCACCTAAAGACCAAATATGACATTATTGACCAGGATAATATAAAACACAACCTCTCTTCTTATTGGGGTTGGCTCGGGTATTGTTCGGAGTATCATTTTGAAAACGTAATTAAACAATCTTTAAACGCTAAATAACTATGAAAAAAGTGGTGTTGATGGTAGATGTCTTTACAACAGAACTACCGAAAAGTATTCAAAGGCTTGACTTGAAATCATTTTATTACCGGTATGATATTAAAAGCACAAACCGGCTGATAGAAGGTAAGGACCTATCAGGCTTCATGCATAACGATCTCTATGTTGAAGGTGATCTTACTCAAAGTGAGATCATGCGCTCTTGGCTGAGTGCTGTTTATCCAATAGATCAAGAGTTAAAGCTGCTTAACGACTTCAACGCTTTTACATCCGGAATAACAGGCGATGCTGCCAAGAAGGTAGAGTATGAAACATACCTGGCAAAGCGCAAGGATTTTCGTGAGCAGTTGGCCCTTGATTTTGAAACTTATATGGCCGATCAACTATGAATGATATACCAGATTTTGCAGACCTGTTCAGCGGCATAGATGTCAATCGTGATGCCGAGCAATATAGTGAGAGAAAGATCAGTGTTACGAATCTTCTTAATCTGCCCATTACTGTTCTTGGCTTTAAGCCGAACATCAGCACTGAGAACGGCCCCAAGCATTTGGTCCGCATAGAGGTTGAAGATGAGATCAGGGTATTCTTTACCGGATCAAAGAAGATTAAAGATGTGCTGGAGCATGAAAGGGTAAAATTCCCTTTTCGTGCAATTATTAAAAGCTATCAAATAGGAGATAAACGTGGTTATAAATTCACATGATATGCAGATATACGACAAAGATAACGACCCGATCCTTGATATGGCGGTTGACGACAACAGTTATCGCTACAAGGAACTGATGGGTGATAACACGCTTTCGCTGATGTTCTCCATGGCTGAATTTATTGAGCTTCCTGTCGGCTGCAGGTGCGAGTTCAAGGGCGAAAGCTATTTTCTTTTCTTGCCGGAGAATTTCAAAAAGAACCATACCCGTAGTTGGGACTACACGCTGGTGATGTACAGTCATCAAAAGATGTTGTCGACCACCAAGTTCAAGTTCTTCACCATGAACGGGTGTGTTGTCGAAGGTCGCTTCAAGCTGAAGTTCTCACTCACGGCCACACCTGCTGAGTTTGCCCAGCTGCTTGTCGACAATATGAACATCAATGATCCGGACGGTGGATGGACACTTGGTGTTTGTATCGAGGCCTCACCCGTCACTCTTGACTTTAATCATGAGTATTGCGATGCGGCGCTGTCTAAGATGGCCGCTGCTTTTAATACTGAATATGATGTTACCGTCAAGACCATATCCATCGGACCGGTTGAAAAGATGAAGGATTCGCCCATTGATCTGGAGTATGGTTATGACAAGGGAATCCTGGGCGGCATCCAGCGCACCCAGTATGACGACTCGAAGATCATCACCAGGGTGTATGTCCAGGGCGGTAGTGACAACATCGACGCAAGCCTTTATGGCAATGACACGCTTTTGTTGCCCAAATCAACGCAGTTCGCCAAAGACGGTGTCGTGTATGCGTCCGACCCTTCCGGCTCGTACGTGGAGCGCGCTAACCGCTCAGGAAGCATCCTTGACGACTCGCTTGATGTATCCGATGTTAAGCCACGCTGGACCGGCACTGTCTCCTCCGTCGTAGCGGTCGATGACTCGAAAAGCCTATACGATATCCTGGATAATTCAATACCCGAAGAGCTTGATTTCGCCGCCTCGGTCATTGAAGGCGAGACAATGTCCATTATCTTCCAATCGGGCGATTTGGCAGGTAAGGAGTTTGACGTGGCTTATGATCACAATGAGCGGAGGTTCGCCATCGTTCCTGTCACCGAGAACGGTTACAACTTCCCCCAGGGCGCGCTGATACCTGCCGTAGGTGACTTCTACGCCGTCTTTCACATTTCGCTACCTATCCAATATTACCAGTCGGCGGAGGCGGAGGTCATGGTCAAGACGGTTGACGCTCTTTCCAAAGGTGAAAAGCCCCAGTACACCTACAAATGGACGCTCGACGAGCTGTATGCCAAACGCAACTGGCTGGCCATCGGCGGCAAGTTGGACGTGGGTTATTTCGTGCTGTACCGCGACCCGCAGTTCCTTACGGTCCCTGTGTCCATCCGCATAATATCAGTGAAGGATTATGTTAACAAGCCCAAGTCGCCTGTCATCGAGATATCAAACAACGTATCTTCCAGATCGTTCTCAAGCGTTCTTAACACCATTTCGACACAGGAGCAGGTCAATGAGCGTACGAACAAGGAAGTTGTCAGCTTTACACGCCGTCGCTTTCGGGATGCCCAGGAAACGATGGGTATGCTTTCTGATGCCTTGACGAACTTTACAGGCTCCATAAGCCCGATTAGCGTGCATGCCATGCAGATCATACTTGGCGACGAGAGCCTCCAGTTCTACTATGTCAATAGCAAGGTGGCTCCTGAGAGGGTGGAGGATGGAATTGTTTACAGCGATTCGACGAAACGTTTGTCCATACCGTCAGGTATCATCCAGCACATGACGCTCGGCATCAACAGTCTCTCCTCATCCCACGCGCCTTCAGAGTATCGCTTCTGGGATTTGGCCGGTTATGTGTCTCCCTTGCTTGACGAGGCTAATAAGAAATACTACCTGTATGCAAAAGTCAGCAAGACTCTGAATACTGGCATCTACCTGTTGAGCGAGACCGCCATACCCATGGAGTCCGTCGATGGGTTCTTCCACCTGTTCGTTGGAACGCTGGGCAGCGAGTTGGACGGTGAAAGGAGCCTGGTCATGTGGTACGGATATTCCGAGCTTGGTCCTGGGAGGTTTACGACCGACAAGATCGTATCACCCAGCGGCGGAACCTTTATCGACCTTGTCAATGACGTGATCAAAGGCAATTTCAAGTTTGTCTCCGGAGATGATGTTGAAGATGTAATTAATGGGGTTTCAGGTATAGCCAATACTGGCATTGCCAATGCCGCCACTGCCCAAGCCGCTGCAAATGCGGCTGCCTCTGCCGCCAGTGCAGCCCAAACAACAGCCAACACGGGTGTTGCCAATGCCGCCACCGCCAACGCCTTGCTTGCCGATCTCGCCAGCGACAACAAGCTCACGGCCATCGAAAAACAGCAAACCAAAACAGAGTGGGATGCTATCGTATCGGAAAAGCTAAAGAACGACACCCAGGCCGATGCCTTCGGTGTGGCCAAGACAGCCTACGGCACCGCCTATACGGCACTCAACACCTATATCACCCCGCTCCTGGCTGATCTGACCACGACCTCCGACATTACAGGAAGCACCTTCCGCTCGACCTTTAAGGCCTACTACGACGCCCGAACCGACTTGCTGAATGCCATTTCAACAAAGGCCAAGACATTGGCCGACGCCGCACAGTCATCGGCCAATACTGGCATTGCCAATGCCGCCACTGCCCAAGCCGCTGCAAATGCGGCTGCCTCTGCCGCCAGTGCAGCCCAAACAACAGCCAACACGGGTGTTGCCAATGCCGCCACCGCCAACGCCTTGC